CTGTCCGCTGACGTGCGCGCGCTGCTCCCGCAGGACGCCACCGGCTTCATCGTCATCGCCGATGGCGGGCTGACCTCCGGCAAGGGCGATGTGTTCCCGGTGACGGTGGCGTCGAACGTGATGGTCCGCGACGCGGAAGCCCCCGGAAAGATCATGATCGACTTCGCGATCACGTCCGTACCCAAGACGAACGTGACCCTCCCGCAGTCGTGAGCCTCAGGGACCGCCTCGAAGGCAAGGCCCGGCGACGGCTCAGCGTGCCCGTTCAGATCTCGGACCCGACCGAAGACTTCCGGGATCTCAACGGCGCCGCAGTCGCCTTGGAAGCAGCACGGACTCGCTCAGCCCCCGAGGAGGAACTGGCCCCTCTGCGGGCGTTGGTGGAGGAACTGTCGGAGAAGGTCAAGCAGCATTGGGCACCACTCGAGCTGCAGGCGTTGCACGCCGCCGAATGGGAGATCGCGGCCAGCAACTGGCAGAAGATCGAGGTCAACGAGGACGGCCCCGTGTCGGTGATGGACTGGACCGCCGCCCTCCCGCCGCTGCTGGCCGAATCGTGTGTGGACCCGGACCTGAAGGACGCCGAGTGGTGGGCTGAGCAACTCGCCAAACCGCACTGGACCGAAGGGGACCTGGACGCATTGCGGGCCGCGATTCTGCAACTCAACATCGACGCGGCGGGAGCGCAAGCCCCAAAAGAATAAGCCACGACCCTCTCTTTCGGGAACGCATGGACTACTGCGGCCCGAAAGGCCTCGGGCTTCATGAATTCCTGTCGTGGCCTCAGGAAAGCCAGGATGCTGCCCTCGCTTGGCAGGCGTACAACAACCGCCGCTGCGGTCAGTGCGGTGTCCACCTCGACGACTGGAAAGAAGACCTCGGTGGAGACCGGGAGGCGTGGCACGCCGAGCAGTACACCTGTCCTGGTTGCCTGAAATTGGGCCGGCTACAGGAAACCCTGCAGGACGCCAAGGGCGGTATCGGTCCCGGCGTCCACACCAGGCTAGCTCTGGGTGCACCGCACGATTGTCCCCGCTGCACGCCCGATGGGAGGTGAGCATAAATGGCGGCCACTAAGACTCTTCAATATCGCATAGGCATGGATATTGGCGAGTTGCGCCGTAACGCCGAGGAGGCCGGTACCGCGACCCGGGCGTTCAAAAAGGAACTCGCCGATCTCGAGGAGAAGCAGCGGGCTAACCGCAAGAGCCTCGAAGATGTCGGCAAGGGCATGGCAGTGTTCGGCGGCGCCGTGGTCGCCGGGCTGGGGCTGGCAGCGAAGGCGGCGATGGACTGGGAGTCGGCGTTCACTGGCGTGCGGAAAACGGTGGACGGCAGCAATCAGCAGCTCTCGGATCTCGAGGGTCAGCTACGGCAGTTGGCCAGGACCATGCCCACCACCCATGAGGAGATCGCCGCGGTCGCCGAGTCCGCCGGCCAGTTGGGTATCAAGCGTCAGGACATTGTGGCGTTCACCAAAACCATGATCGACCTGGGGAACTCGACGAACCTCACCGCCGACGAGGCCTCCACGTATCTGGCGCAGTTCTCGAACATCATGGGCACCTCAGCCTCCGATGTGGACCGGTTGGGTTCCTCGCTGGTGGCACTGGGCAATGACGGTGCCTCCACGGAGAAGGACATCATGGAGATGGGTCTGCGCATCGCCGGCGCGGGCCACCAGATCGGTTTGACCGAAGCCCAGGTCCTGGGTATCGCCTCCGCGCTGTCCTCAGTGGGCATCAACGCGGAGTCCGGTGGGTCGTCCATCTCCACCACGATGATCAAGATCGCTACCGCAGTAACCACGGGCAGCAGCAAACTGGAGATGTTCGCCAAGGTTGCCGGAACCACCGGACAGGATTTCGCCGCCCGCTGGCGCGCCGATCCCGCCGCCGCCCTCACCGACTTTATCGGTGGCCTGGACAAGATGCAGAAGCGCGGCGAAGATGTGTTCACCGTCCTGAAGGAAATGGGCCTGAACACCATCCAGGTCCGGGACGCCCTGCTCCGTGCCTCGGGGGCGGCGAGCATGTTCGCCCACTCGATCGATGTTGGTTCCACGTCCTGGGCCCAGAACGTGGCCTTGACCCAAGAAGCTAACAAGCGCTACGAGACGACCGCGTCCAAACTTGCCGTGGCAGGTAATCAGGTGAAAGACGCGATGATCGACGTCGGCTCCGCGGTGGTGCCGATGGTGGCCGGCATCACCCACGGCATCGCGGATATCGTGGGCCGGTTCCAGGCACTACCCGCCCCGATCAAGGACGTCATCACGTGGGTGGGCATGGCCGCCGGGACGATCACACTGGTGGGTGGCGCCGCACTCATCGCGGTGCCGAAGCTGCTGGCGTTCCGCGAGTCCATGTCGACGATGGCCTCGACAGGTGGCTTGGTGACCGGCGCGCTCGGGCGGTTCGGGCTGGCTCTGGCCGGGCCCTGGGGCGCGGCAATCGGCATTGGCATTACCGCGCTGACGGCGTTCGGTCTCTCGCAAAACGAAGCGAAGAATTCAACGGCAGGGTTCACCTACGAATTGGACAAGCAATCCCACGCCCTGTCCCACGATAGTCTAGAGAACTTGGCGAAATATCTGTATGACGCTAAGGCGGGCCTGCAAGAGTTTGGTGACGCCGCCCCCCGGGTCAAAGACATCGTGAAGACGCTGGGTTTGTCCTTCGATGACTTGATTGGCTACATCACCAAGACAGGACGAGAACAAGACGCTCTGCGAAACAAGCTGGAAAACTCCGGCGTGTCTACCGGAGGTCGTACCCTGCTGCACTTCCTAGACGAGGAGCGGCAGAAGTATATTGATCAGACGAAAGCGCAGCAGGCGGCAACGGCATCGGCCGACAAGTTCGACAAGGCCCAGAAAGACATCGCTACGACAGCCGGTCTTACCACCGAGCAGATTAAAGCCCAGGACTCCGCCCTCGACGACCTGATCAAGCAGTTCGACAAGCTCGGGGGCAATTTCCTTAGCACCCGCGACGCTGAGCGGAATCTCATCAAGACCACGCAAGAGTCAATTGACATGCTGAAGAAGAACGGCGCCACCCTGGACGTCAACACCCAGAAGGGGTTCGACAATCAGGAGCAGCTTGACAAGCAGGCGAGGGCGTTCCGCGACATGGCGAAGGCTGCCGAGGAGGAAGCCGCCGGCACGGGCGGCGCCACCGCTGGACTCGCAGCCCTATCCGCAAGCCTTGAGGCGTCGCGCCCCAAGATGGTTGCCATGGCCGAGAGCTTTGGACTGAGCAAGGCCGAAGCTGAGAAATACGCGGATACGGTACTCGCCATGCCGGAACCCGACCCGACCTTGATGTCAACCCCGAATGCCGAAGATACCATCGCCGAATTGAACCGGGTGCGAGATGCCGTGACAGGCATCCCGAAGAATAAGCAAGTCGACGTTGGAGTATTGTCGGAAGTCGCGATCCAAAAACTCAAAGAATTGGGCTACAAGGTCACCACCTTGCCGAACGGCCACGTCATTGTCACTGGCAATACGCAGCCCGCACAGGACGCGCTAAACAACTTCATCGCCAGGAATCAAGGGCGCATCATCGGTGTGCGGATAGAAACCAGCTACTCGGCCGGCGTGTCCGGCGGCAAGTACTATGCGTCCGGCCTCTACGCCTACGGCGGTGTCCACCGTTTCGCTGGTGGTGGGATCGAGGATCACCGCCCGCAGATCGCCCACGCGGCTCGCGGCATGGTCCGGGTGTGGGCCGAGCCGGACACGGTCGCCGAGTCCTACATTCCGTGGGCGGCGGACCGACGTAGGGAAGCCACGGGCGTCCTCGCGACCACGGCGGACAACTTCGGGTACGTCTTGGCCCCGAAGGGCCCCGAGCATGTGTACGGCTCCGCTGGGCGTGGCGGTACGCAGGTCCAGCACTTCAATCCAGTCGTCAATCTCGCCCCGGGCGTCATTGCCTCGAGGTTCGAGCTGCAGACGTTGATCGTCCGGACGGTGGACGAACTCAAACGCGGCGGCCGCTGGAACGGCTGATGGCCACCTACGAAACCGTTGTTGACTGGAACAACGATGGCGACTACTCGGACATGGGGGAGGACGTCTCCGCTCGGGTCAGTACCCGCAACAAGCCGGTCACGCTGGAGTTCGGCCGGGACCAGGCCCGCTCCCTGTCCCCGAGTGCCCCCGGGCGCGCCCAGTTCGACCTGGACAACATCTCCCGGGACTACAGCCCAGAGAACGCCAGCAGCCCGCTGGCCGGCAATCTGCTGCCTGGACGACGGGTCCGCTTCCGCGGCACGCACCTATCCACCACGTACACGCTGTATCAGGGCCGCATCGACGACTATCATGTTTCTCCCGTACTCGAGGCTCGGCTGGCCGAGTTCACTGCACTCGATGGGTTGGCAGACCTCAAAACGGTAACCTTATCGACTGAAGTATTCCAAAAGATTCGGTCCGGACAGGCCATCAATATCGTCCTGGATGCGTGCGGGTGGACAGCCGGACGCGACATTGATGCTGGAGCTTCGATATTCCCGTGGTGGTGGGTCGAGGGTGACGACGGCCTGAAAGCTGTCCTGGACATCCTCGCCTCGGAAGGCCCCGACGCACTGGCATTCATCGGCCCATCCGGGGAGTTTGTGTTCCGCGACCGCCATCACCGATTGATCCGCACCGCATCCACCACCCCGCAAGCTACCTACACCTCCGCTGGCGTCGAGCCGCAGTTCGTGACCCCATTCGAGTACGACGCTGGGTGGCGCGAGGTCTTCAACACCGTCACATGCAACGTGGCCAACCGCACCCTGACCGGTGCCACCACCGTCGTGTACTCGGATACCCAGACCCGGTTCCTCGCCGCCGGGGAAACCGTCGAAGTCAATGTCAAACTGTCCAACCCGGTGCTCAATGCGGTCACTCCCGTAGCCGTCACGGATTACGCCCTCAAGTCGGGTGCGGTGACCGCGAGCCTGAGTCGCACTACCGGGCAGACGATCACGATTCGAATCAGTGCTACCAGTGCCGCGCAGATCGACGGCCTCGCATTGCGGGCGCAGGAATTGACGAACAGCGGCACGGTCCAGATCACGATGACCGATGCTCCTAGTATCACCAAGTACGGCCTACGGGACCTGCCCTACGACGCGCCGTGGGCCAACGCCAACGATGTCATCGATCTCCTGCAATTGATCGTGCTGCAACACGCCGACCGGTTGCCCATCGTGCAGATCACTTTGGCGGGAACCAACGAGATGCGCCTCACGGAGCAGTTCGCGCGTGACCTGTCCGATCGAGTGACGATCGTGGAAAGCGAACTGGGCCTCAATGCTGACTTCTTCATTGAGCGCATTATCCACACCATCGACACCGACCTGCACACCACCACGTTCGGCTGCCAGAAGGCGCTCGCCCCCATAGCCAACGCGTTCATCCTGGACTCCAGCCAGCTCGACGTTGGGAGGGTCGGCAAGACGGGCTTCATCCCGACAGGGACATTGTTCGTATTGGACAATGGATCGCAAGGAATTCTGGGAACGAACGTCCTCGGATACTGAAAGGGGTGAAGGGCATCGTGGATGCTTTCATCAATCACGGGCGATGGGTAGGGGCGTGCCCCAACTCCGCTTGCAATAACGCCGAGGAGCTGCATCCATGGCCAGCCTATCAATGCGGGCATAGGTCATGCCGTATCGACAGCTATCCGGAGACCATATTCCACTGCTCGCTATGTCATACCGTTGACACGATATGTTGGCCGGATCGCGCAGTGGATATCTGGGAAGCACTACTGGAGAGACCTTGTGAGGAGAACCGAAATTGGTACCCACAAGGTCACGAGTTGGCGGTAGCGTGGAATGTTACCCATGGGCAAACAGTCGATGAATTGCGCGCCGAACACTGCGCAATGACGGGTTAGCCAATGGGTTGGACCACCCCCCCGACGTGGGCCGATGGGAATGCTCTCGCCGCCGCCGAGTTGAACACCTATCTGCGAGACAACCTGAACGAGACGATGCCCGCGAAGGTCGCGGGACCATT